GCCCAAGCGTTCCAGCAAAAACGTCAATCTTGCCAAGCGCTGGATTCTCCCACGAAGCCCAAGATGCGGTGATCTTCGCTCCATCAAAGACGCCACCAAGGATCTGCTCCTCTGGAACCTCGAGCATCGCCGCTCCAATCTCTTGATTCGAGACTTCAGCATTCGAGGTGCTTGTAAGCGTCAGGCTTTGAAGTCCTGGTGCCGGATTGTACAGAACTCCAGAGACAGTAAGAGCCATGTCTGTGTCAGTAAAGGCATAGACTACTCCGTTGGAGCACTCAATCTTCAGGAGCCGAGCAATTCTGCCGGCTGCTATTGCCGCCTTGAGGTCAGGTGAAATAGTTCGCATTTCAGTACTCGAAGACTTCGATGAGCTTCAGATCAGAGATCGTGTCAGCGTACGGAGAGTTGCTTGATGTCAGGCCGGACATGATCTGCGTGTACTCTGCACTGTCTAGGCGGACTGCGAAGTAGAACGTCCCTGAGATGGTGATTGTTCCAGCGCTGGGAACTTCAACCATGGGTACGCCATTCTCAATGACACGAGTGAAAGTCGTTGGAGTGCCATTTCGTTTGACGACAACATCGCCGCCAACATGAAAAATTGGATGGGTGTCATTGATGCCTTTCAGAGTCAGATAGTACTTCGTGCCAGAGCCGGTATAAGCAAGCTCCATGTCAGCCCACGTGTTGTAGTACGGATCCTTGAACTTGAAGGAGTTCAAACCGAAGTTCGCCTCATTCGCAATGAAGTCCGCAATGGCCTGAGCATCTTGAGCTGACATAGCACGACTTGGATACTTCCACGAGGTGAAGTAGTTCGCCTGCTTTTGAATGCGGAACTCACGATTCCCATTGCCAACAATCGTAGTCTGAGCTGCAATTGTGCGCTCCAGATCGTGAATGAGCTTCGGATTTGGAAACAGAACGTTAGCAAATGTCATTTAGGCTCCTTGAAGGCGATAGCCTCGATTTGTAGAGTTCACAAGAGTAGCAAGCTCGCGCTTCACTTCAACCATCTTGCCAACGAAGTCCTTCGTGTCAATGGCAGTGAGGTTCACTGTAATGTTCGACGAGGACTGCAGGGATCCAGTTGGCATGATCGTGCCAGCGGTGCTTGGAATGAATGGCTCCGGGCCGCGCTCACCAACAAGATAAGCTCGACCTGGTTGAACAGAGCCACCAGAAGCACGAGCACCACCAAACAAAGAGCCAAGCCAAGTAGCAGCGCTCCCGATGTACCCACCAAGATTGCCCTTGTCAAATGAGGAGCCAAAGAGCGCAGTAGCAGCCTTTGCTGCGAGCATCTGAGCAATGATCCCGTCAATCGTCTTCTTCATGGAGGCGCCAAGATTGCTCATGTTGCCCTGCATGATGTCGAAGAAGAATGACTTGAAGTCGCCCTCAATACCCTTCGCTGCCTCAGCCCAGAACGTCTGAATCTCGTCAAGGTCCTTCTTCTGCTCGTCCTTGAACCGAGCCATCTGGCCATTCACGTACTTAAGGTAGTCATCGACATTGATCTTGCCAGACTCAAGAAGTGCCGTAGCAGCTAGAATTCGGCGCTGTACATCCGCTGTAATCGTGCTCTGCGATTGATCCAGAATCTCGTTGATAATCTTGGAGTCCTCAAGGGCTGCCTTCGCTGCATCCCGAGCTTCCATGGCTGCCCGAGTCTGATCAGCAATAGCCTTCGCATCTGCATCGCTGAGCCCAGCAATAACCTTGCGCAGCACAGCCTCCTCACGGAACTTGTCAATGAGCTTCTGCCGTTCTTCAGCGGACTTGCCAATCAGCGTAGCCTCGTAGGCAATCAGGTCAGTCTCGAGCTTGTAGTCCTCGATGTTGCCCTTTGCTTCTTCGAAGGCCTTCTGCTCTTCAGCAGCCTTTCGCAGAGCAACCCCAACGGCAATAGCCGCATCTGCCTGCTTCAATAGCGAGGCAGCATACTTCGGATCAATGCCCTTCTTGATGTCCTCAGCGAACTTCTTGCGAGCCTCAAGTCCTTGCTTCACTGATTCATCGACGCCAAAGGCCCGATTTGCAATATTCAACTGCAGAGCCATTTCCTCAAGCGCGGACTTCAAATCCTTGGCTTCCTTTGTCTTGTCTGGAAGCTTCGCTGCCTCTGAGGTCTTGCGAACGCGATCCATGGCATCAGCACGAGCACGATTTGCAAGACGGGAGTTCTCTGAAGTATCAGTCTCAGCAACCTTGAGCTTGCCGAGCTTCACGAGCTCCTCGTCGTACAGCTCAAGACGGCGCTTGATGAAGTCCGAGTTCGCCTGCCCAACTTGACCTGCAGTTTGCTCCGAGCGCACTTGAGCTGAGATCTGATGCCGACGAGCAGGATCAATGTCCTTGTACATGGCACGACGCTCAGGAGTAACTCCCTCATTCAGCGCTTGAGCCTTGTTCATCTCGGACATGCCACGACGGAACATGTCAAGCAAAGAGGTGATCATCTCAGCTGTGTCCTTGATGATCGAGGACGATGAAAGGCCAATCTCATTTGCAAGACCTTGCCATGCGAGCTTCATGTTGCTCATGGCCTTTTCTTGCTCACCACCCTTTGCAATGAGCTCATCTGAGGCAGCAGCGCCGTACTTCTTGATCCGATCCTCTGCATCACCCATGTGAGCAGACATTTCCTTGATCGCTGGGATCTGCTCACGGAATGCAGGCCCAAGGAGCTGCTGCACGGCAGCCGTAGCCTTTGTACTACGACCAAGGAGCTCGTAGTTCTTGATGATGATGCCTGCAACTTCCTTCTCGGACTTCCCAGCGACATCCTCCATTGTCAGGCCCAGTGATTCGAACGCGAACTGCGTCTTCTCATTGTCCTGGTCCATCTTGTTCATGGACTTCGCGAGCTTGTCAAAGACGTGCTGCAATCCCTCGACTGAGCCGGAGTTCTCATCAGCAACAAGCTTCAGTGCTTCGAGCTCTGAGGTTGTAATGCCAAGCTTGTCCGCCATCTCAGCGGCAGCATCAGCCGCATCTCGCGCATTGAAGGCAATGAGATTGAAGGCACCATAGGCAACAGCACCAGCAGCCGCTACAGATCCAAGGCCAATGACGGCAGTCCGAACAAATGAGGCAGTCGCTACCTCAGCCTGAGCCATGTTCTTGGCTGCACCCAATGACGCAAGCTCACCATTTGCATCACGAGCGAGCTGATTCAGGCGCTGCTTTTCAGCAGCGAGAGCCATCATCCCTGGATCAGTACTCTTGTTGTTCACACGCCCATTTGCGGCAGTGAAGGCCTTTGAAGCTTCATTCGCCTGATTCCGCTTCAGGACAGCCTCAGTGAAGATGTTCTCTGCCTTCGCTGCATCAGCAATCATCTGGGCATATGTCTTGAAGCCCAGCGAAGCAGCACCTAGAACACCAACATTCGTGACAAGCTGACCTGCAGTCGCCTTCCCGGCGTTTGCAATACTCATGAGCGCCTCAGCGCTCAGTGATCCACTTGAGCCGAGCTCCTTGAAGTTCGAAGCAAGATCCTTGATTGAGCCTGAGAGTCCAGAGCCACCCTTGCCGACGCCATCAAGCTGATCCTTGAGCTTCTTTAGGCCCGCAGAGGCCTTGTCATCAAGTTCTGTGGTGATCTTTACGTTGCTCATTCAAGGCTCCTCAAAAGCTTCTGGACTGCTGATTCATCATACCGTGCACCAGCGAGCGCACTGATCACGTCGGCTCGCATCTGGTACTTTCTCTGCGCGAGACAAGCCTTGATGTACAGATTGATCTGATCAAGGCTCATCTCGTAAATGTCTGGCATCCTGAAGCCGTATGAAGTCAAGAGGACAATTGCTTCAGCCCAGGAGTCGCTGCCTGAAGACTCAGGGCGCTCTTCTTGAGCTCCGGCAGGAGCCTTTGGGCGAAAAAACTTACGTTCACCTCAAGCACGGCAGTGGCAAGTCGAATGCCATCAGCCGCATCAAGCTCATCGAAGAATGCGCGAGGTTTGTTGATTGAGACGCACAAGAGCTCAATGAACTTCTCACCGCCACTCGAGAGAACCTCTGCGATGAGAGCAGCATCCTCAATCTGAGCGTTCGCAATGAACAAAGCCTGAACCTGAGCGAAAATGTCCTTCGAAAGGTTCAGGACCTTTGGAAGCTGACCGAATTTGAATGGTCGAACCTTGATGAGCTCTCCGCTTGAGAGTTCAAGTTCAACGTCTGGGAAGATTGTACCGAGATCTGACATCTGTTTTCCTTTAGAATACCAAAGAGGGAGTCCGAAGACTCCCTCTATTTATCCGCCTAAGAGGCCTTAGACGTGCAGACCGAGACCAAATGGTGAGCCTGACGAGATCTCTGGAGCAGCCAGAACAGCGCCTTCCAGAGCAAGCGAGGCAACATCAGTGCCAATCAACTGCAGGCTTGTGGCCAGGTTGAAGTTCGCACGGTGCAGCTGGTACACCTTTGCCTTGCCATCGAACTGCGACTTGCCTTCGAAGCGCAGGATGTAGTCCTTGACCGTGTCAGACAGGAACTGAATCTTGCCTTCGTATGCAGCATACGTGTAAGAGACAGTGCAAGGAACAGCCGAGGTGCCAGTGACAGCAGTCGAACCTGGGAGGAATGTGAGCGTACCATTCACTGCGTCAACAGTGTAGTCCGTCCCAGCAGTCAGCACCAGCGAGCCAGCAGTCTTGGTCACAACAACCGAGGACACGCCTGGATTTGCCAGTGGAACCATGCTCGAAGCATAGGCAGAGATCGCTTCACCGGTCACAGTAGCCCCAGCGCTCGAAGTCTTCGTGCCATAGAACGCCTTGGCGACGTTGTCAGCATCAATGTTCTTGATGTTGAGCTTGAAGCCAAGATCAGTGCTCGTTGGCAGGTGACCCACGCGAGCGCGGTTCCCTGAGTACGATTCTTGCCAGTCCAGGAAGTTCTGTGAGCCAGTGACTTCAAAGCCGTCAGCATCACCCATCCAGACAAAGCCAGAGGTGCGCCCAGTTGAATCACGGGAAGCGATGTAGACCTTACCTTGGCCTACGGCGTAGTATTGAGAAGTAGTTGCCATTTGTTTGGGCTCCTATGTGAGTTACTTGTAGTACGCTACAGTTTGGAACTGCAGTGCGTACGCAATTCGAGATGTCTCGACTGAGAGCAGTGAGCAGCCATTGTAGCTCCACGGATCTGCGCCAAAGTCAAGAGCTTGTTTGCCACGTACCGCCGTAGCAACATCCTCAATCATCTTGAGCTGGTTCTTCAGGTCAGTTTCGCCATTACCGTATTCAAGCACGAGAACAACACGGTATGTCAAAAGCAGACGTTGAAATCGACTATCAGCTCCAGTCTTCCCATCCGCATGAGAGGTATCTTGAGCACTTTCAAAGACAACCCATGCGGCAGGAGTTGGAATGGTAGTCATGGTCGGGTCAGACTCAGTCCCGCCCAATGTAGTGCCAGTTGATCCCGCCAAGGCTGGCACCGTTGAGATTTGGTCACAAAGGTGCGAAGTAAGCTCAACGATCATTTCGCGCCTTTCTTGAATGTCTTATCTGCCTCTTGAATCTTGGAAACTAGGTCCTGGCGATCCTTGAGGTACACATCCATGAGGAACTTGTAGTCCTCATCGGAGACCTCAATGCTTTCGCCTGCCTTGTGCTGAGTACCGTAGTGCTCGTGATCCTTGAGAAGCTTGATTGTTTTCATCGTATATTTATGCCGTTTTGAGATGAGCCCTGAGGATATTTTCAATCCTGGAGTTGTCATCTTGTGAAATACCAACGAATGGCCGAGCAGGCATTCGATCTGTTCCATCTTGCAGGAATGAGGCATACGGTGAGTTCGAGCCAACAATCACGGTTTTGCCAGAGATTTGGTACTGAATCGAGTTCAGCAAAGCGCCGGACTCATAAAGCAAGCCTCGAGCTGCAGTGCCTCTCTTGGTTCGGGCAAGACGTGTACCATTGCTCCAGGCTGCCCAAGGACGATTCTCTGGAGATCTCTTGGTGTCCTTGATGCGCTCTCGAGTTGAGGCGACAAGCATTCTGCCGATCTCTTGCAGTGCTGGCTTTGGGTTCTTGAGTTTGTCCAGAAGCGTCTCAAGATCCTCGGCATGAACCTGAACCTTGATGTCGATCATTTGCCAACCTTAGTGGAGCGCATCTTGATCTTCGTGCCCTTGGCAGTGCTCTGAATGAAGGTGCACAGGTACCGAACTCCGTCGATGTCAATCACGTCATTGAGTTCAATAGTGCCGGGCTTGATCCACGTCCAGAGGTCCAGCTCATGGGCTGTAGCTTGAAGGGTACTTGAGGTGCCTTGAAGAGCACCTGGAACCGGAGCAGCGCCAATGTACTTGATAGCGCACGGAATCTGAGTGCAGATCTCAGCGAAGGTCTTCTTGACATCGCCTGTCCCAAGGGTAGGACGAAGAACATTGGCTCGATCTAGGCACAGAATGCCAACTGCGGCGTGCAGTTCAGCTTTGTCGAACACAATGTACGTGCGTCCTAGGGAATCTGAGTGCAGCACATCGCCAAGCTCAAGGGCACTTGGATCCGTGTACAGGTTGAACTGATCAAGCTCACCCTCATGCTTTTGAAAGTTCTGATCAACTGCAGCGCCAAGGATTACGGTGCCAATGGCATTGCGCTTTCCAAGTGGCAGAATGTATGAGTCCGGCCGAAAGTGCTCGAACTCAAACCCAGTGACCTTGCCAGCGATCTTGAAGGCGTTGTTCAGAATCTTTTGAAGTGATGTTCCGCTCATTTTGTCTTCCTGTACGCGTCAAGCGCCTTTTCAAGCTCTAGACCCCAGGACTTGAGCTTGATGATTGTTGATCGATGCGCTTGAAGGACAACTCCAGCGTCTGCACCTGTATTTAGGGAGTCTGTATCAAGGACAGGGCGCTGAATCACCGGTGGCTCTGGGATCTCGGCAGTTCTGTACTCGATCTGCGGCTTGCAAGCGCAGGCACTGAGAAGAAGCACTGGAAGGAGCTTAAAAAGAGAGGTCATGTTTGTTCTCGATGGCCCAGTCAATGGCGGCCTTGCACTCGGTTGGTGGCTTCTGGCTCCGAAGACGGAGCAGTGCAGCATCGCGCTCAGATTGAACAACTTGTCGTTCCACATCAGCCTTATCCTTCGCCTTTGCGAGATCTTCAGCGCTCTGAGTTGCCTTCTTGTACTCCTCAGTCAAGCTTTGAAGCTGAACCTGCAGTGCAATGTTCTCTTTGGTCTTTGTCTCAATCGTTGAGTTCAATGAGTGCACGTGCCAAGACACAAGACCGATGAGCCCAATGATGACAAAGATGCCAGCAAGGCGAAGGTATGGAAGTGGCATCAATGTACTCGGTATGATGGAATGACTTCGTTCAGACGAGCAAGGATCTTGTGCACGTCATCTTTGAGGTAAAGAGGGAGGCGGCGAGAGCTAATGTCCTCTAGGACGAATAGGCAATCGACAAGTAGTTCGTTGGCATCCTCGGGCTCAAGGTCCTCGCCGCCGATCTCTTCCATTTCGTAGATGTCTTCAAGGTTTACCTGCATCCGAAGCTCCAGCTTTTGTCTTGATGATGTCAAGCCATTTGTTGAAGGTGTGAATGCCCATGCCGTACACAGCATACGTCATGAAGCACAGCCAGTAGTACAGCCCTGGATCTTCCTTGGCAATCCACGTGAGCTTCAGGAGAGCGATTGAGAGGAACACAAACACCCCAAGGTTGATGGCCCGAGACACATTCGGGCCTCCATCAGTGAGGAGCTGATTCACGTAAGAGGTAATTCTGCTCATTTTGCGAAGAAGGTAAAGACAGCCCAGATGCCAGTGATTGCGGTAGCAACAAGACCTGAGATCCAGTACAGCCGATCAGTCTTCTCGAAGTTCCGTTCAACCTTGTCCTCAATGATGTCCTGTCGAGCATCAATCTTCGTGATCGCCTCTTCGTGTCGCGAGGAATGTGATTCTAGCAGGTGCAACCGCGTATTCTGAGCAACAAGGCCCTCGAGGGTATCGGAGATCTTGCCCATGACAACGCCGTGGTGCTCTGAGGTAGCCGCGATCTTCTCAATAGCGACGTGCAGCTTCAAAACATTCGTGCCCTCGTCGTCGATGTGATCCTGAAGCTTCTCAGTCAGATCATGAACCTTTTCCTTGACGTTCAGGACATTCGCCTCAAGTGAAGCAACGCGCTCAGGATTGTCAGTAGCTCTGCGGTCAAGAGTCATTTCTTCTTCCCTCCACCGCCGGTTTTCTTCTTTTTGCAGCCCATGTCGTTCTCCATTAAATTACGGATTGCCAATCGGTGCCATTGAACCGGAAGAACTTGGAATCAACAGACGCATCGATCTTGCCAGGCACTGTGAAGACCATCTCTTGAAGCTTCGCGAGCTCTGGAGCCAAGTCAGCACGAACTGCAGCCGCAATCTCTGATGCTGAAGCACCACCTGAGCCTGAGGTTGCAATGGCCTGAGCGCGCTCAGGCACTGTGTACTGCACGAGGACTTTGTACGAGCCTAGAGTTGGGACGACAGGATCGCCACCGCCATCTACTGCAATATTCCCTTCAAGCACCAGTGTGTGATTCGCCTCCATAGGACGAATGCGCCACCCATTCAGCAAGAACGTATAAAGCGAGATGTACAGTGAACCACCAAGCGGATCTCCACCAATGGCGCGAAAGGCAGGCAGGTACTTCGCATTGTCTCCAATGCGAACCCACTCCTTCCAGCGAGAATAGATCTCGGCAGCCGTAGCATACGTGCTGTCCAAGATGATCCTCTTTGATGTTGGATCAAAAGTGATCACTTAGAACTCCAATCAAGGGTTCTGGTAGTTACGTTCCTGTGCCGGAGCAAGAAGGATTGACTGACCAGCAGCACGAGTAATCGAGGCATCCACTTCAACGTACTGACCACCAGTAAGCCCAATACCGAGAGCCTTCACGACTGGAGTTGTGCCAGCAGTGCGTCCACCCTGAGTGTTTGTGTCGTACGCGAAGGTGAAGTTCACTGGAGAGCCAGTATAGGTCCCGGTGATTGGATTGCCGTCCTTGTCATTCACGATGATGGCACTCGTTGTCCCGTAGTTACCGGCAGGAGTGGTATCGAAGAACATCCAGTACTTGAAGTCACCAGAGCCAGCATTCGGACCAAAGTTGATCGTGCCAGCAGAGACGAATGGGTACAGACGATTCACACCATTCTTGTCGAACAGAGAAACCGAGTTCAGGTAGTTCGCATTCAGGTTGTCAATGGCCAACCCAGTTGTGCCAACCAAAGTATCGCCCAAGAACGAAGCCAGAGCATCAGCGGTTGCACCAGTGACTGTGCCAAGGCCGAAGTCAATGTCTGAGTTCTGACGCAGGAGGTACTGAAGCTTCTCGTAGATCTGCTGCGTAGTAGCAGTGCCAGCTGAGTCCGTGACAATGATGCGGAATGGAGCACTCGTGCCATCAATGTTCCGCATCTGGTCAGTGCCGAAGTACTCAACCGTGATTGCGTTCCATGGAGCTGTTGTGCTGATTGTGGCATCAGATGCCGAGATCTTCAGGTCAGCTGCATTCGAGAGTGGGAACCGATAGGCATTGTACGTAAGTGTCGAAGCACCAATGGCCGTGTTGTTCGATGAGCCATACGTCTTGCCCTGCTCACGAACATAGATCGTGAACGTGTCACCACCATCAGAGTAGTCATACGACGAGATCTCATAGATCTGCACGGCTTCATTGACTGGACCTTGGAACGTGAAGTTCGTCTTGGCACCAGTGTTCCAGCGGAAGTACGGTTGGTCAGTACTCCCAATCGACCCAAGGGAAATAACGCCCATGAACTTCTTTTGAATCACACCGCTGGAGTTTTTTTCTGCCCAGCCAGCATTGCGAATCAAAGATCGCGTTGTTGTATCGGCAGGAGCCCAGCCGTTGATGAATTCGAACTGCTCAGGTGTGATAGCTTCCATTGGGAATGGAAACTTGATGTAAGTCGATGAGGACTTCCACTGCTCCTTGAGCTTCGAGTACAGCGCTTGACCAGTGACACCACCGGTTGAGCCTGCCGAAGTGATGTTCGTGCCTGGAACAAGCTGAATTGTCTTCGCTGTTGTGTCAATGACGAGATCAGTACCTACGACGAGGGTATCTGGATCGATGATGATAGCCATTTAGAGTGCCTCACATTCAAGTTGGTAGTTCGGGTTAGCGAAAAGAACATTTCCGCTGTCAAGGGTTCTGACGGATTGCACGTAGAACGTGAAGCCCTCAAGATCTACAGAATCGCCTGTATTTAGATCCGGGAGGACGAGACCCAGGTGCTGATTGTCCGTGGTTTTGATGATTCTCACTGAAGCTCCTTATGGGTTCACGTAGTTCCGGTCAATGACCTGCTGAATCAGGATGCTGTCATCTGTTGTCTTGAAGGTATACGGCAGGTAGATTGGCTGGTACCCAAGAGCGAAGATCGCAATCACGCCTGCTTGACCACCACTGGAGTGCGTGAAGCTGAAGGTAGAGCCAGATGTGGACTCAATGCCGCCAATCTCAGTCGCTGTAGCTGGATTCGTGCCTTGATAGACACGGACTTCTGAGCCAGGGATGAGGTTGGTGAAGCCCAATGAGACAACATCAAGTGGGTACAAGTTTGCTGCTTGAGCGGCAGCAGTTGAATATGTCAGAAGCGAAACATTGCCAATACGGTTTGTGTTGTCTGCTACCGTGCAAGTAATCCTGATTGCAATCTTAAATCCAACTGAAGGGCTAATAGTTTCAGCTGAAAGATTTGCTCCAGACAAAGTCTTCCAAGTACCACTAAATCCAGAGCCGGTATCAAGATCGTATTCTTGCGTGTGATTTCCAATGTTGGTGGTATTTGCAAACGTCGGCGCAGAATTTTGAAATGCCGTGTGCCCAATTGCGTAGTACTGACTTGTGTACGTGCAACTATCACCAACTGAAACAAGCTTCACCCCAACATTATCAAAACCTGCAAACGTATTTGATGAATCAATTGTGGTGCTAAATTGTGATAGGGACGAAGTAGAAGGAAGGCCAAAATTCGCCATAACCCCACCAGTAGTAGCCGACGTAAAATAGTCAGCAAAGTGCGTGCCAGCCGAATCAGACCAAGTTCCACCAAAAACTGAAGCTCTAACACCGCGAATTGAACTATTTTCAAGTCCAATAACGTTGAAGGAACCATTGTAAGACCCAACATTGAAAAGTTGTGTCGAATCTAGCGCAAAATAGGCAGCAACTGTGTTGAGTGATGTTGTTCCAATATTTGAAATGAAGATCCTAGAAAACTTGATTGAGTTATCGGCAGTACCACCCGTAGGCTCCCACAAGTACCGTGGATAATACGTGGCGTTGTTACCGCCGCTCAATGGAGTTGTAGGGTTTCCAAAATTTCTTAGCTTGATTCCACCCTTTGTACCTGAAGTTGCAATAACAGCGCCATATGGGTGAGCATTAGCCATAAGGCCGTTGCCACCAAAAGTTGGTGAGTCATAAACAACATCAGAACATGAGTTGATAGAAATAGCGTTTGTCAGATTTGATTGAAATTGCCCAGCACTTGTTGCTGAAGAATCATGGTTTAACACAGAAATTTTTGATGACTGAATCAATCCAATATAACCACCAACCGTGGAATTATTCGTGAATGTCAAATTGCTAGAATTCGATGCATACACAAGCGTGGTTGGTGAAATAGTTGGAAAAAAAGATCTTGTGTTAGAAATAGTTGCCCCATCTTGATTGCTCATAAAAATATGAACATTGCCAGCCTCTCTTGCTGTAACAACTTTATCAATTACACAAGACTTAGCAAGACCAACTGTAAGTGCATTATCGGAAATAGTCGTTGGGTTCGTCATGCATACATTAGTGCAAGTAAATGCGCTTGTAATGTGCTTGATATTCAAGGCCCCATCAAATGTGCTATCTGTAATTGACAAAGACTTGAAAGCCATGAAATTCAAGTTCCAGTCACCACATGCCTTCGAAATACTTGTATCTCCATACACACCAGTATTCCAAGTTGGGCGGTATGAAGCATTTGAGTGCGGCGTATTTGTTGCGCGCGAAGCAGTAGCACATTGGCGAAGAATCACATTTGGGATTCTAACCTTGCAACCGGCTGGCCGGAGTGGACCAATATTGGCAGCCCCAAAGCTAATGTAAGCAGAGTTTGCTCCATAGACTACTTTTCCAAGTTCATTATTTGGGACATATGTAGTATTAAATTTTGAAGAGCTGATTGCTGGCCACCACTCATACGTATTTGATCCAGGCGCAGTCTCAACTTGAACACCACTAAAGTATGTTCCTGTTGTACCACCGGTTGTTGGGCAATAAAAAATTTGTCCGCGAACACCAGAAGTTGTCCCAAGATAAAACCAATCACCTTGAATAACAAATCCAGGCCCCTTTGGTGCACTTGAAATTTTTGAAGCTTGGTCTGCGACTACCTCAATCCAGCCAGTCACATCTGCACCAGCAGCGTTGGCAGTAATCCCAGTCAATGCCCCAGCAGAAAAAGTTCCACCGGTAACTTCACGGAACTTAAGGAAACCAGTTGCTGACATAGCAGCCCCAACTGCTTTAGGAACCGTCTGAATATCTGACCAAACACCAAGAAGATAACCAGAAACACCACCTTTGGTAATTGTGGTGCCAATAGCCGGAACTGTTCCAGACCCGCCAGTAAAGGCAAGCCAACGAACTTTTGTTCCATCAATGAGAACAGACCCTTTTGAACCGCCACAAGCCAGATTGCCAAGTGAACCAGTCATCGAAGCTGGCGCACCAATGTGCCAACGAGTATCTGTGCGAATCGTCAAAGTGCAGTCAGTGATAGTCCACGCCTCACCAGCAGTCCGAGCAGTGCCATCGTCGAGGTACGTGTCAGTAGTAATCGTTGCCATCTTGTATCCTTAAACCATGATCCACAGATCATTCAAAGCTGGATTCAGCGGAGGTGTAGCGCTGAACGTAATTCCTGAGGAGCCAGTCGAGGCTGTACTCTGCCCGGACACAATCGTGACCGTCTTCTGCACTGGAACTACTGTTGTTCCTGCAAGTGACACAACGTCAAGATTGCGTTGCACCGAAACAACAGCGATGCTCTCCGCAATGCTGAGCACAGACGTCTGATCAAGCACCGAGACAATGGTCGGCGCCTGAGCTGGAACAACAGTGATATTGCTCCCACCAACAATCATGTCACTGCCTTCTCAAGGACAATTTGTCCTTCGAGGTACTTCTGCACGGTGCCATCTGGGAACGTGACCAGACAGTCCCAAACGCCTTTCGTCCAAACCATTGAGGCTGTCTGTGCTGCGCTGAGCTCCAGGCGACAATGTCCCTTTGTTGGCTCTGGAATAGATGCGGTAAAGGTAAAGAGAGGCGAAGTATCATCAATCTTCGCTTTTGCCTTTGCCGCAATCGTGCAACCTGTGAGATCTACCCAACCTTGGCCAGCAGCATCAGGCGCGAGCTTCTCATTGTACGTGTCAAAAACATAGAAGTCGTACCGAAAGGACGCCTTCTTGTTCACGATCAGATTTTGCTTCCCTGCTTCCATTACAGATCTCCAATTTCGTCAAATTCTAGCCGAGCAATGAACTCTGCCGTGTTTCCTACCTGCGGGCCAGGAGCAACGTACAGTTGAGTCACAAGGTACTGCGAGTACAGCGTCTCATTCGGGCCATAGATCACTTGCCTTGTTGTTGCGGAGTTCGGACCTGAAGTGCTCCACATTGGACGCAGCACAAGCTCAGCTTCACCATTCGCAAAGGCGCTCCCATCAAAGGCGCAGTTCATGAGCCCGTCGAAGGCATTGCTAGGCTCTTCGTACGTTGAGGTGAGCTTGTAGAATAGCATGCCTTTTGAAGCTTGAGCATCATCGGCGATCTTGAGCTTGATCTTCAGGTTCTTGATCTTGCCGTATGTGCCGCTCAGTTTGAAGAACGTGTACACCTTGTACGAGAACACGAGCTCACCTTCGGCAATTGGCCGAATCAGCGGAGCACAGCCAGCTGCGTCATGCGGATAGTACAGCACGGCTGGATCTGCGCTAGCCTTCATGTTGAAGTCCAGCGCTTCAACAACGGTACCGCGCCCTGAAACTACAGGGCCGTACTCGTTGAAGGTTTCAAGAACGAAGCTCACAGCGCCATACTCATTGTCTTAGCCGAAGTCCCGTCTGAACCCATGTTCAGCAAAGTACCTTCGCCAATTGAAGACAGCAAAAGCGAGACTTCACGCGGAATGATCATCGGCTTCTTGGCCATCTGGAACTTCACTGGGCCAGCATCGAAGTTCTGAAGCTGCTGCAAAGTCGTGTCATCCAGGACTCGATCACCCTCGGAGTAAATCCAGAATGCGAGCTCACAGGTTGCTTGCTGCACCTTGACTGGCACAGTCAGATGCACAATCGAATTGCCCTCATTGTCGTACAGGCCTTGACGTGGCCAGAGCAGAGGTTGTGTTCGTGAGGTTTTGAGACCACCGTACGTGAAAGTCTCGAGAAGATTGGTTGCCTGAACTAGGGCTCCGGCTTGAAGCTCGGGTGCCAGAGTTGGCCAAGCAGTACCCTTGAAGGAGCAAGCGAAGTAATCAGTCGCGAACTCAAGGGATGCGTACGAATTCATGGTTGCAGATGTAGGATCTGCGTCAAGTGCAAATGTCATTTAGACCTCCAGGATGCGATCTTTGAATACCTTGGCAGCATCTTCGGAGAGGTAAATCTTGTCACCTCGATTGGCCAAGATTACCTTTCCAGCAATGTTTCCAGCTATTCGATCCGTAACCACGTACAACTTGTTGCCTTGCGCATCAAGAAGCTTGATCACGGGAGAAGACTGCTTTCTCATCTCAGGTACCCTATTTAGCTGATTTCAGAAGCGACAAAAGCCTAAGTCCCGAAGAACTTAGGCTTAAGTCAAAGAGGACTAAGTCCTCGAGTCTTTAGGCGTTAGCGCCAACAGACGATGCAGTCACAGCAGTCCACACGGCATCCGTGTCAACAATGCCGTACTTCATGACACCATGCCATCCGACGTTCACGAACCGGTTCAGCTTGTCAGACGAAGTGATGACCATGCCTGGAGCCTTCGAGACAGCTTGGCCGAGACCATTGAAGCCCATGAAGCTGGACTTGTAGGCATCAACAGTGCCTGCACCTGCTTGGTCAGCAAACGTGCAGTCGTTGTTGCGAACAATCCGGAACCCCTTGTAGATGCCCACTTCATTGCGAAGTGCCTGATCTGGAGTTGCGTACTTCACAACGTCAGTCCAGTCCCCAGCAGCAGCACCTGCACGCAGGTCAGCAATCACGTCGTCGTGCATGAAGGCCACGTACAGATTGTCGGCGAGCATTGGGATGTTCGTGCGAGCAAGCTTGTTGTACACCTTGTTCAACACAGCAGCCGTCATCACGTCACCAGCCACCAGGCCAGCTTCAGTGCCAGCACCCGGGATGATCACGTTTGCCGAAGCTTCCAAAGCGCGGATGGCCAGGATGTTCTGAGTGCGACCCACGTTCTGCCCAACAAGGCGAGCTGCAGCGAGGTCCACCTTGCCACCGGTTTGAAGGGAGGCGAGAGCAGTCTTCGTCACAACCTTGCCGTGTTCAACTGGCAGGAACGTGATCTTGGAGTCAACCAGAGCTTCAGATGCAACATCTTCGTCTTCAGTGAGCGGAGTGGTAGCAGCCGTGAGAGTGGCGTACTTCGGGAACTCGATTGCCTTGGCACCAATGTCAGCCTTGTACTGAACGAATGGAGTCATGACGTCTGATTGCTCTGCAGCAACCAGGAAGCCAGCATCGAATGCGGTGAGAAGAGAGTCGTCGACTGAAGCAACAGTCGTCATTGCAGCGGTATATGCAGCCATTTTGTAGGGCTCCTATTGAGTGCCAATTACTTGGCGAATTTGTCAATCACCTCTTGAATAGCCTTGAAAGGATCTTTGGCCTTTCGAGCTTGTTCAAGCGCGAGCTTGTAAGCATCAGTTCCTTGAGCCTGGGCAGCACGCTTGACGTCTGGCAGTAGCTTCTTTGAAGTATCGCCAGAGCTCTGATCGTTTCCCGAGTCTGCGCCACCTTCTGGCTTGAACAGGTACGGGTCAGAGGTCTTGAGTGCCTTGATTGCTTCGGCAACTGAAGCTGAATCAGGTGTTCCGTCATCTGCGATCTTCAGAGTGCTCGTATCAAGCATTGCCTTCACGCGGTCAACATTGTGAGCTCCAGCGGCTTCAAGGGCGGTCTTGAGGTAACCTTCAGTGCTCTTCGTCTTCAACTGCGTTTTGAACCCAGTGTACTCTTCTTCAAGCTTACCGTGCTTGTCCAGCAAGGTATCGTACTGCTTTTGAAGATCAACTGCGCTCTTTGAGGCATTCTTCAGATCTCGGTGCTGCGTCTTCAGGGTATCACGCTCAGCAATCAACGAATTGATTTGCTCTTGCAGAGCCTTGACGTCAGGACCTTCGCCATTTGATTGGTCGGCGCTTCCATTTGTGCTTGGATCAGACATAACTTCCTTTGATTTGAATCTGCTTGAGGCTCACTAGAACCTCGTTCTATTTATCTGGGATTGCAGTGCTCTTTACGGAGCCGGCATCATATTTTGGTCAGGAATTGGAGCGGCAGTTGAAGCTGGAGGAGCCTGAGCGTCAATCTCTTGAATCTTCGCCTCAGCCTCAAGGCGAGACATGCCCTTGGCTTCCATGAAGTAGTCCAACCGAGATGCCCGGCCTGCCTTGATGCGCAGATCCCAGACTTCTTCGGATGCCTTCTCATCGACTGGAAGCTCAGGAGCTCCGAATTCAACGATCAGGTCCGCGTCTGGAAGCGCAATACCCACTGTGGCGCCAACCTTTTGAAGGACCTTGTACAGGCGCTTGAACCCTGCTTCTTGCATCCGTTGGCGCTTCTTGCGAAGCTCAAGGTTCGGGAGCTCCTTAACGACGAGCTTGAAGCCAGAGTCCGCAGTCCCATTGCCCTCGGCTGCAACTGAAACGCTCCAGTCAGTCGCGAAGTCCTGCACCCACTTGTTGATGATCGTGTCAAGATCCATGAGCGGTGGAGTAGGACCACGGTACTCAAGGAATACGTTTTCACCATTTGTTTCCACTGCAACAACGGTGCCAGGTCCACCAACAAATCCCACGTCGGTGCTTGGTACCCAGCGCGGCAGAGCTTCACCTGGATGCTGCTGCGCCTCCATGCGAGTTCCAGTGCCACCTTGAATCTGAGCGTTCGTGAACAACGTTGGCATCTTGGCCCACATTGCAGAGAACTCTGAATCGCTGAGGTGCAGATTGTAGATGTCGTTGATCTCGATCAAATCCTCAGGGATCTCATTGAATGCATCCTCGCGTGGAATGTTCGTGTCATGGAAGTCCGAGGCTGGAATGATGCCATATGGATTCGGCATCAGCGAACCTGGGATCACCTCCTCATTCTTGTTCTCATCAACTCGAAGATCAAAGACCTCAAGCGGAGTCCAGACGCGGTAGTACTCGTAGTTCTTGTCTTCACCAGTGCAGTACACGAGGAGTTGCACTTGCTTGTAGATGTCGAGCTGCACGGCGCAGTTGTGCTGATCAAGCATCTCGAAGACGAACTGCTTTGTGTCTGGATTCACCTGAACCAGGACATACGCGGACTTCAACAGGCGCAACAAAACGTCAAAGTTCGTGAAGAACTCAACCCA